CTCTAAGGCTGGTAGCGATGAGAAGGTTAGACTTAAAGATACCAACACCAAAGAGTTTTGGATTCCTATCTTAGCAGATAAAAAGTTTCAAGATTATGTTGAGAAGAAGTATAAGAATAGTGGTACTAATGGTCTTTTAGCTCAAGACCTATCAACAGAGGACATTGAAGAGGAGTACGCTAGTGCTGAGGAATGAGTTATACAAGCCTTGGTTTAGTAAAGATAAAGACTGGGGCTTTGAAGTAATTGATGGTGAGTATAGTGGTGTAGTGGTTCAAGTAACAGACCTACAATTTAAAGAAGAAACGAGCGAAGATAATAGCAATCTGTCAGTCGAGTACCATGTAATCAGCAAACCAGAAATTATCTCTGAAGAAAGTGTTAAGAGTGATTTGTTTAACGCTCTGTTCCAAACAATTATTACTGATCTCGTATCGGAAGCAATAGAAAACTATGCAAACAATAGAGACGACGATTCTAAAGAATCTGATTCACAATGAAGAGTATGTCAGAAAAGTTTTGCCTTTTATAAAAGAAGAATACTTTGGTCAGAACGATCAGAAGTATGTCTTCACAGCAATTAATGATTTTGTTAAGAAGTACAACAAACCAGCATCAGTAGAAGCACTAGAAATTGCTCTACAAAATTCATCTCTTGGTGAGGGACAGTTTAAAGATGTATCGGCTCTTTTAAAAACATTAAACACACACGAACCAGCAAACAACGATTGGCTTGTAGATGAGACTGAAAAGTTCTGTAAAGACAAAGCAGTCTACAATGCTATTGTAAATTCCATCCAGATTTTAGACGGTAAAGATAAGCACCACGCCAAGGATGGTATTCCCTCACTTTTACAAGAGGCACTTGGCGTTTGCTTTGATACATCTGTGGGTCACGACTATCTTGACAACGCCAATAACAGGTTTGACTTCTATCACAAGAAAGAAGTTAAGATTCCGTTTGATCTTGATATATTCAATAAAATCACGCAGGGTGGTTTACCTACCAAAACACTGAATATTGTGCTTGCTGGTACTGGTGTTGGTAAGTCGTTGTTTATGTGTCATATGGCTGCTAGTTGCCTTGCCCAGGGTAAAAATGTACTATACATTACAATGGAAATGGCAGAAGAAAGGATTGCTGAAAGGCTCGATGCAAACCTTTTAAACACAGAAATTGATCAGATTAAAGAACTACCAAAAAATACTTTTAATAAAAGAATTACCAAACTAGCTACAAAAACAACTGGTAAACTGATCATTAAAGAGTATCCAACCGCATCAGCACACGTTGGTCACTTTAAAACGCTGTTAAATGAGCTGTATTTGAAGAGGCAGTTTAGGCCAGAGATTGTATTCATAGATTATCTAAATATCTGTGCTTCGTCTAGATATAAACCAGGAGGTGCAATAAATTCATATATGTATGTAAAGGCCATCGCTGAAGAGTTACGTGGTCTGGCTGTAGAATATAACGTACCTGTCGTGTCAGCTACACAAACAACTAGATCAGGGTTTGCTAATACTGATGTAGATTTGACAGACACATCCGAATCGTTCGGCTTACCAGCTACAGCAGATTTTATGTTTGCCTTAATCAGCACAGAAGAACTCGAGCAGTTAAATCAGTTGATGGTGAAGCAGTTGAAAAATAGGTACAACGATCCAACTATCCATAAGAGATTTATGGTGGGGGTTGATCGTGCCAAAATGAGACTGTACGATGTGGAAAGTTCTGCACAAAGTAATATTGTCGATTCTGGTATTGAGCTGGATAATGATAGTCTAGAAGATTATTCTTTTGATAAGATGTTCAAGAAGAAAGATTTTTCTGGTATAAAACTATAAGGAAGAATGTATGTATCTTGCTTTAGATATTAACAAAACGTTAATTGATAATGAAAAGATCTTCATTGGTCAGCTAACTTATGCTACTGTTGTAAGAAGACTAAACAAAATCTTTGGCCATGCTAAAGATCTTAAATTTAAGTACGAAACATTTGGTGACATTCCATTGGATGACTTTACAGTCTCTGGTCTGTACGATATGTTCTTTGATAAAAAATACATCATACTCAATTTTAGTAACAAAACAAACACAATTGTTTTTAACAGGCACACAATTGAGCCGTTTTTCTTTTTGGTATCCCAAACAATTCAACATGAAACAATCCATCAAAACCAGTGGATGAATAGAGATAGTGGTGACGAAGCTGTAAAGTTGGATTTTAGAATTATGAATGGAACTACAGCAGAAGAGAGAGAATACCTATCAGACATTGATGAGATCGATGCGTACGCTCACGATATTGCAATGGAGATAAAAAGATACTATCCAAACAGAAATCCATACGAAGTACTCAAAAACATACAAAAAACACGCAAGTTGTCTTCATACAACTATTACAGACAAACATTTTCAAGATGTGACTGGTACAAAATAAAGAAACAGTTATACAAGAAAATATACAACTGGATGCCGTATGCTTGATATTATTCAAATTGTATTCTTTTTAGCTACATGTGCGATGTGTTACTTTGCTGGCACGATTAATGGTGCCTCTGGGTTTGCTCGTCTTTTGATTGAGTACAATATTGTAACTAAAGAGCAAATGGAAAAATTTACTAATAGGTTACAAAACGAAGAGTAGTTGACATTTATAATATACTTTAGTATACTAATGGTTCCAAAGGTCAATTAAGACTGCCACGACTTAATTGATTTGTCTATAGTGGCATTGATAAGGAGATTTACAGTATGTCTTTGCAATCTAAAGTTTTGAACGTCCTTCGTTCTGGTAAGAACTTTTCCGCTACGGCTATCGCCAAGCAGCTTCGTACAACCGACGCTTCTGTCGGCGCACGCATCTCTGAGCTTCGTTCTCAGGGTCATGCAATTTACAGCAACGTAAACAAGAGTGGCAGCACCGTTTATCGCTTGGGCCGTCCCTCGCGTCGTATGGTTGCTCTTGCTTTCGCAACTGTTGGTAGCTCGGCTTTCGCAAGCTTCAACTAAGAGCTAACATCGGGCACAACTCTCTTCCTCCTATTCAGAGTGCCGCCGGAACTCGTAACCGGCACCTTTATAACAACCCCTCGCAAGAGGGGTTTTGTTTTTCTGCGGTGTGGTTTTTGTGAGACTAAATAATAGATGGCAAATTTATCGTTAGCTAATATTAGAGAAAGACCGGGTAGAGCTGAGACTTTGGTTAATAAACTTAAATCAAAAACACCCTTTGATATGGTTACTGGTGGAACAAAAATTTTTGATACACTTATGCATTCATCGGGTGGTAAAATAGATTTAATTGTTCCTTCAAAAAGCACTGCTGAGTTTAATAAAGCTTTATTGATATTAAAATCCAAAGCAACTTCGAGAGATGGTTTATTTTTAAAAAATAATAGCGAACAAGTTAGAATAAGTGCTCTTTTAAAGTCAGGGGATTTTGGTGGAGCTGGTGGTTCAGCATCTGGCAATGCTGTTAAGGGAAATAGAGGTGACATGGCCGAAGCAATCTTTGCTGCTGCTATCACTGCTAGATTCATGAATAAAAATATGGCAGTTGGGACAAACCACGTAATTGCTTTGATAGATCGTATCGATAGCAATCAAAAAAAACAGAAAATGGTGTATGATTCTCCAAATAAAAACCCAAAAATAATGGATAAGGTTACGTTTGAGTTAGGTTTGGCTGAATCAAATTTAAAAGCTTTAACGGATAAAAGTGTTCAATCGACATTAAAAGATATTGTAAATGCTGCTATAAAATATGCTAATTCCAGTATAGTGACATCTTGGTCTAAGCTGCTTTTTGAAAATAATAGGTTTAACGAAATAGAAGTTATTTCTGATGGTGTCGGTGATCAAAAAGGAACTAAAGTTGATGTTCGGGTTAAGATTGATGGTAAGCCAACTAATATAAATGTTTCATTAAAGGCAGACGACGTAAAGCAGTTTGGTCAAGTTGGTGGATCTAAGTTTGAAGCTCAACAAAGATTGTGGGATGAGTTATTGGGTTTAGATGTTACAAGTTTTGAAACCAAATATTATGAAAAGATAAAGAAAAAAAACGTTGTAGGTGCTATCGAAGAGATTTATTCGGGTGCTGCAGTTTTGTTTAATGCTGCTGTTAAAACCAACAAAGAAGCCTTATACAAAAAACTGGCTGATGGAATAAATTATTTTGCAACGTTAAGAGAACAAAACGTTACTCTCGTTCAACTTACAAGACAAGAAGCTCAAGTTTACAAATTTGACAACATTGAAAAGCTACTTAAAAATGTTAATTTAACTGCTAAACTAATTACTACTAAAAAATACCCAGAAATAAATTTTGAAGATGACGATGGTTTAGTTCTTATTACTGTAAGAGTAAAAACCGAAAATAAACCAAAAGAAGTTTATGTCCGTAACTACATTGAAAAAGGTAAACTATTAACCAAGCTAGCTAGTTTCATAGCACAATAAAACATGAAATTCAAATCGTTCCTGTCAGAAGCATCAGTAGGTGCTTCAGAAGAAAAGCTCACTCACCTAGAGCACGCTGAGGATCATCCCATCAATGCTGGCGCTGAGGGTTTCCAACACGCGTTTGACACACTCCATCAGACTCACGAACTTTTAGCTGGTAGAAAATCCAAAGCAAGTGTTAGTCTTAAATTAG